TCAAAAACGACAGGTTGAGTCCTGCTCCAGAAACCAACAGGCTGCTGAGCTCCAGGTGCAACCTTATCACTGTTAAGGTAGTCCCAAACACGAGGGGCAACTGAAAGAGCCACTCCTGATACTGCTATAGCGACAGGGATATACTTAGAGTAATACTCGGCAGTGCTTTGTTGCACCTTGTCGTCAAAGTATTCCTCATCCCACTTGCTAATCACTTCTGACACGTTATAAGATGTGGTGTTACTCATTGGAACAAACTTAGATACTTCACAAGCACAAGCAGTGGACACTTTCTCACACTCAGTGCAAAACATAGCATCCTCATTCCTCTTGACAAGATGAGCTTGGGCTTTATCGTGAGCCTTCATGCGTATTACTAAGTAATCCATTAATTGAGCTAAGTTAAAGACATCAGACGTCTCACTTTGCATGATTGGCACAAAGTCAGTGTTGGCTCCAGGGTGGAGTTTGTTCAAACCATCTCTATTGACAGCTCTGAAAAGTTTAAATTCAAAAGCCTCATTCTCATGATCTGCTACTTTAACAGGATCAACAATGCCATTAATGGAATATTCAGGTTTTAGGTGCTGCTCAATAAACACATCAAATCGTCTAAGAACAGCAAATGCTGTGTTGAACACTGCTCTAGCTCCTAAATCCATTTTGTTGGATGTACCAACAACCATCTTCACAAGGACGGGGTGTCGCCCTTTATCTTCTATGGACGCCTGAACTGAAGACATAGGGACATTATTTATCACATTAATGATGTTCAGAAGTCCCTTGTCAACTGCTACTTTAGCCTGAACGGCCCCAAGATCATCTAAGATCATTCCCCATTGAGATGAACGAAAATTGGTCATATACTCATCAGTTGAGGGGAAAGTATAGATATTCTCTGGATTAGCGTCTAATTTAGCTGTAACTGCATATTGATTGAAGATCTGGGTCGAAACCCAAGACTTTCCAACACCAGGAGATCCCACTATGCACACAGCATATGGTGCTTTCCTAACAGCGAGAGTACAAAGCTCAACATTAATCCTGGAACTAAATTTCGATAAAGCATCTACTTGTTTGGCAACCAATGTATGCATAGAGGGAATGCTCAGTACATCCCTCAATCTCATGTGATTGGTTCCTTCATCCACAAGCGTGTCCGTAACACTCTTGATGTGCTCAAGGAAATCGTACTTCCCTTGGATACCCTCTAAGACCGCTGTTAAATCGGAATGCTTCACCAAAAGCACTGAGGATTTATTGTACCAGGTAGCAATTTTATCAGACGTAAAAGTTGGATCAACGCCCGTCACCAGGAAAGATCCCCATTTTAGCATCCATTTTATAGAATCGCTAAGAGTTACAACTAACGAGGATGAACTGGCAACAGATTTTTGATGAGCTCTAAAGATAGACTCAAACTTATCTGTTGATAATTTTCCTCCAGTGTACATTAGAGGTATTGTGAAGAACAAAGCGACTAAAGCATTAAAATGCTTAACCACTGAATGATCTTCTTTAACAGCTTCAATCATTGATTCAATACCAGACACTGGTAATGGTGTGAAGAAGACGTCAATCAATTTACTAACTAAGATGTTACGCAATGAAGCTGTAATTGTAGATATTGACTTGTAGGTCAAATCAGCAAGAGCAACAAACTCACTCATAGATGTTAGCTTGGGGACTATCATCGCAAAAGAAAAACAAGTCGTCATAAGTGAGATGGAAGTACTGAACTGAGGTGTGATCTTATAACCAAGACCACCTAAGAAACCAGCCAATGGACTATTTATCACTCCAGTTTCGTCATTTAAACTTGCTCTGAGAGATTCTTTTATCTTGGGAGTGAACCGAAGCAAACCGTAAACTACGATATTTGCTGCTGTTTGAGTGAGCCTTGCTTGAGCACGATCACGATAGTCCAATATTAATCGAATTATTTTCTGCCAGTGGCTCTCTTCTTGTTCTACTCCAGATATTGCAATTATATGTTTGGTTTCTAACTCCGCACTACTGTTATTCTGAGACGCTGTGATTGTCTTAACTCTCTCAATTAAGAGATTATCATACAACTCTCGCATCTCAGGTGCATCAGTGGTGACTGAGTAATAATAATACCACAAACCATATAAAGCATAGTTAATAGCAAATAAAAGCGATATTTGACTATACGTATACCACTCTTGCACAGGGTGGTATCGCTTGTTATAAGCAATGATAACCAAGGTAACAGCGGTGCCAACCATAATGCCTACACCACTACTAATCTCTCTTATAATTGTTTCTCTAAGTGCGTTAAGCTCGTCATCAGACAATGAAGACGTCGCTTGCGCTAAAGAGCG